CGTATTGTTGAGGCGCTCGGAATTAGACTGCGACATCATGCGGTTACGGCCACGCCCTTGCGTACCAATGTAAGCTAAGTTACTAACCTCTTCGTTTGGCATGTTGGTAATCTCGTCAATACAAGCAGGGAGATTTTGTATCGTGCCCATGCGGTGCATTTTGGATTTAAAGGTATCTTGCTCAAGCAACATGGTCTGATCTGGGTGGCCAAAGATGCTGTTAATCATCATCTCAATTGTAGTTTTTCCAGTACCCGAACCATCATCGGTCAGGTGGATCTGTACGCCTTTTAAATTGGTAAAGCGTAACAATGGGGTGCCAAATCCAGCAAATAAATTAAACGCTCTTGCTTCCATGTTTGGGCGTGCATACCAGTTTGCAACCCGTTTCCAATTCTCTAAAATACCTTTCTTACCGTAGGCAGGGACCAAGTTAATCGTAGAGGAAGAAGGAGGGCTATATATAACTTCGCCGGTTTTAATCTCTCTGTCTCCAATGACAAATGTGTTTTCACCCGTCCAACCAAACTGCAGCCTAGACTTCTCTGCGTTATCTATATTTTGCAATTCCTTAACCCATCGTGTTATATATGCCATGATCCCATCCATCTGTTTACTTAATGCTGCCACGCCTTTTGCGGCAATTACTTCTCTTAATTTATCTTTTGCTAAAACACTAGTCAACGGCACAGAAAATTCCCGAATACCATCTTTAGGTAAATGCAGTTTCATCCATACCATTTCACCTAGCTCTGGGTCTTCCAAACGTTTAACTACATACAGATCGTTTTCATAGACAAGTACGTCTTCTGATTCTTCTTCATTATCTGGATTAGATATGCCCCGTTTATAGACCCCTCCGTTTTTTCCTCTAAAATAGGGGAAGGGGTACTCGGGGATTTCAACAGTGACTTTTGTTCCAAGGGTATCGTTTTTAACGCTAACAATATTATCTTCTGCAGTTGCTGCAGCGATCTCGGAACCCAAAACAATTGGGGAAGTGATTCTTCCTCTATGAGGACATCCTTCACACCCGTTCGGATTTTTGGATTCAAACTCTGCGCACGAGTGCGGGCCCTTGATATGATCGAGTTTACCTTCTGTAGCCGTGGGTGAGTAGTCGGGATGTTGATCTGAAATACGGTGTATAGCTCTGTCTCTATCGTCACAAAATTTAGCAATAGAAAGTCCTGAGAACCATAATGGTTCTGATACGTCGGCTTGATGTGTGTAAATATAATTAAGCTGCGCACAACCCTTATCTCCTTTCAGCATGATGTTGGCAAATTTAGAAATACGGTTACCCATCAATGCTCTTGTTGCTTCGTCTAATGGTCTCTTAGTAGCCGGCATTGCGGTTAGCAAATCGACACCAAGCTTTTCTTTAAACTCCTCAAACTTGACTGGCTTTGACATCAGCATTACTGCAACTTTGTATGGCTCTGTCGGGTTCTTAAAATTTAAAGTCTCCGGCACCCGCAAAATACGGGCCGCATCCGCAGTTACTGAAACATCCGCATAAAGTCTTTTAATAGCACAAAGCTTTTTAAGTGCCTCAGCAGTAGGCTTCCAATCGTTGTAAGAAATTATTTCCTCAAGGGGCCAATAAGCGTGAATGCCCCGCCCCGAATTAACAATGCTCGGTCTTGGTAAACCAGTTGCTTCACAAAATTGCTTTAAACCATTTAATGCTATTGCCTGATTTTCATATTCTTTGCCTTCCCCACAATCCAAATCCAACCAAAATGACTTAAACCACTTAGCATTCTTTGTAGTCCTACCTTCGTCTGTTTCATATTTAGCACACCCAAAGTATGCGTCATACCCCTGTTCAACCAGACTATCTACCAGGCTGTCTACCTCTTCGACGGTTCCTACAAATTGTTGCTTCGGGTTCCCTTTTTTAAGTCCTACTACACAGTACAGACCTTCTGTGGCCAGCACGGTAGAGAGAAAGAGATTCCTTGAGGTCATACGCTCACATTCTTAAAACAGCTTGTTGTAATAGGCTTACGCCAGTTCTTTTATGTACTTCTCGATTGCGTTTTCTAAACGCCAGTTAGGGCTGCTTCGTCCGCAAAACCACGCATAAACTGCGGTCCGTGAGACTTCAAAATCTGCTGCTACCTGCACCACCGAAACACCTGCTTTGATGCAAGCCCTACCAAGCTTTACCCCCAGCATGTGTCCAGGGGCTGCCTTGTTGGCCCGCACGAGAGAAACTGTATATCCGTGCATAATTTTTAAGGGGTGGAGACCACCCCAACCCTTTCTTATTTACCCCAGTCGTCGAGAATAGCGCTTACATCTTTAGGCGCAGCCTGTTTAGATTCCCGTTTTGTGGGCTCTTTTACAGGAGCAGGCTCTTCAACTTTAGCTTTAGGAGCTTCTAACTTTGCACCATCTAGTTCAGCTGGAGTTGTACCAACAGCACGTTGTGCATCCGAAGAATTGCTACGGGACTGTACTAAAACAATCTCTTCCTCAGATAAAGGACGGGTTGCTTTAAAGTGCAATTTAGGAGACGAACTAGCCGTATCAAAACGCATCTCAGTAACCACTTGAGTCACATTTAAACTGTGACCACCTAAGAACTCTGCATAAGGACGAAGACCTAGTTTGCCGTTGTCGGTATTCCACAAAGAATTGGAAGGGATGGTCAATTGGAATATCTCGCCCTTTTGATCATTCTCAAGTAACACTGCAAGACGACGGCTATATTTACAAGCACGGCTACCATTGTTACCAGAACCAGCAATGTTCTGTGGGCAGTCAAGGCAGCGTTTAGCCTGTGGATTTTCTGCTTTTGCATCTGGCGCAGTACCGTCGTTAGACCAACAGTCTGGTGCAGTTACTGCCTGACCCTCTACGAATTGCTTCGCGTAAAAAGTACGGGAGTCTTTGGGGGCCGCAGCTGCAATAATGACATTCATTGCACGTTCTTCATTTTGTGCAACTTCTTTGCCATCAACCATCATCCGGAATACACCGGCTTTAATAGAAATACGTTTGTTACCACCTGTACCACTTGCCGCTTTCTTGGCGCCCATCAGTGCTTTTGTTGCGTCATCCAAGTCCGCATTGCGGAGGTGGGCTGGAATACCACCTTTAAATAGAGTCATTTCACTCATTGTTTTCTCCTTAAAATTAAGATGCTCGTGTTACGGTTACTGTATATCTGCTATCCACATTTAAACCTTCCGGCATAAGATTTGGATGCTCATTAAGAAACTCTTGCATAGCTTTGTTTGAAATGCGTTGATGCAACAAATGAAATGCGTCGTGTTCCTTTACAACTTTGTAAAAAGATTCCCAATCGTTAGTCCAAAAATTACGACTAATACGACGGGCTACCCTCCCTACATTTGGAACAGAAATATTACCCCCTGCTAGTTCTACACGAGCCAATAGTTCCTGTTCTAAAACTTCTAATTGTTCTACCAAATTACGCTTTTCTTCTTTGTGACGTTGTTCCATTGCAGCAATGGCATCGCGTACTTTGATATAGGTCTCAACAACTTTTTCTGTGGTTACTTCTACTGTTTCAGTCATATTTATCCTCCTCGATAAAATTTTATTTTACACCTTTAGTTAACATTGTCAAGTGATTTTAACTAAGTAGTTCCCCGTATAAATCCGTAATTCTGGTATGGATGTCTACTTTGTCTTGCAGCATGCGATATAGTTTCCGCTCTACTTGGCTACCCTGTAAATGAAATACAGTGGTTTTGTTCTTTTGGCCAGCACGATGTACTCGAGCATTTGCTTGTAGATACGTTTCTACAGACATTACTGGACTCCAATACACAATCGTGTCGGCTGCATGAAGAGTTACCCCATGGCTAGCTGCTTGTGGTTGAATGACAAGGATCTTAGGGTTTTCACTAGTCTGAAACCTATCAAATATTTCGGTTCGTTTGCCAGCAGATATGCCCCCATGAATTAGGTCTACCGTATAGTCTTTCTTAAGTTCCTCTGAAACAATCTCAATAGCGTGTCTGTAGGGCACAAATATCAAAACCTTATGGCTGGCCTCATCAATAACTTCTTGCAGCACCTTAAGCCGATTACTAGCGTCAAATTCAACAATCTCACCAGTATCCGAATACACCGCGCCTCCAGAAAGCTGGAGTAATTTATTCAAGTTTGCCGCTGCGTTAATGGTGGTAATGGCTTGGCCTCCTGCATGGACTAACATTTCTTTACGCATTAGGTCATAGTATTTTTGCTGCTGTGCAGTAAGCGGTACGTCTCGGGTGACGTAAGTCATCTCTGGTAAATCAAGACATTGTTGTTTGGTAAACCGAATGGCCGGTTGCAGTGCAGCATGTACAACGTTTTCCGCGTTGGGTTTTGGCACCCACCTAAAGTTGCTAACCTTATACATTACTTGATCTCTAAAAGCCCCCATAAATTTAGGTACTTTTTCAGGACTAACCAATCTTGCAAGGCCGTAAGCATCAACGGGGGATTGCGCTGCTGGGGTTCCGGTCAACATCCACAACCATGTTTTTTGTGTAATCAAACGAGCTAATATTTTCCAACGCCGGGTCTGTGGGTTTTTGTAGGCATTTGCTTCGTCAATAACAATTAAATCAAAACCCGCTTTTTCAATATCGTCGGCAATGATTTCTACACCATCGTAATTAATGATGACAAATTCAGCATCTCCATAAACAATACTTTTTCGTTTATCTCTAGCTCCATAGGCTATATCTACTCTGCGATGCATCGCAAATTTAAAAAGGTCTGCGCGCCATGCGCTATCCATAATGGATAAAGGGCAGATAACCAGTACCCGCTTGATAGCCCCAATCTTCATCAAATAGTCTGCTGCCCAAATTACTGAGCCTGTTTTACCGGTTCCTTGCTCGTTAAAGCAAAACGCTTTGCGGTGCATGGTCAAGAAAGAGGCGGTTGTTTTTTGATGATCAAAAGGTTTATATATCCCTTTCCAATCGTAATCTTTAAGAATGGGAGATGGAATGTCTTTAACCCCTAAGTTTTTAAGCACCCTAACTTCTTCTAGGCCCCAATGAATTAATACCTCGTGATGGTCTACATGGGAAGCAATAATTTTGCTTTTAGGAATTACATTTGTAATACGGCCTGCGTCCCGTACTTTTAGCAATAACGCTCGGTTTTCTACTATTTCCACGTTTTCTCCAAAAGCTTTATATCCTAAAAGTGGTGTCCACTAATAGGGTGTTTTTAGTTGCCGGTCTTTCCCGGCTGTCAGTCAACTCGTTACCACGTGAGAGGAGGAGGAAAATAACGAGTCAACAAAAACTATTTCTTGCGTTCTCTCTTACTTACTTCTGAAACTAAATTGCGTTTTGCATCTCTTTTAAAAGAACGGTTTTTACTAGCGCTTTCAACTTTAACTCCGTCCCCATTTACACCGCCCTTATCAAATGCTTTGACGTGGGATACATCCATGCCATCGCCTTTATGCACTTTGCCTTCTTTTGATAATTGGCGTCTGGCTTTATTTCGTTGGGCGCGTTTTTTCTTCTGCTCTTCCGTGCCTTGGTATGTAGCATATTCTCGTTTGTAATCTCTAGCCATATCGCCTCTTTTCGTTATGTGCGCACTCTGATACTGGGCACCAACCCTTACATGTAAAGTTCCGTTTAGGGTTCCATACATTCGATTCTAGCGCCATTTCTAGTTGTTGGACAAGCGGTTTGAACTGCTCAAAATAAGCCGTACGAAACATGGATTGATAATCTTCTTTTATAAAGTCGTTTGCCACAACAAACAACAGACCAGCCTTAATCTCTTTAATTTTTGGGAAGTGAGTAAATACTGCCCCGGCCATTAGTTTTAATTGTTTAGTATCGGCATACTGAGCGCTTTTGCCTGTTTTGTAATCAACCAACCGGGCTTCTTCTTTTTCGCGGTCAACAATCAATAAGTCGGCAATCCCACGATACCAAACGTTTTTGTCAAAGAAATCACAAGCAACAATCTTAGAGCCACCATCAGATAGCTTTACGCCCATCTTAAGTTCGCAATGTTTTTCCCCAGGAAGTGCTTTCAATTTATCCAGCATAGGCTGGATGTATTTATATTTATCTGGAATGGGCTTGCCGTCCCGCATAAATTCTTCTGCAGCTAAATGTAAATCTTTACCATAAATGATGGCGTCCGATTCAGATTCTTTTACGTCTTTGGCTATACGAAGATGATAGTACTTTTTAGGGCATTGTTCAAAAAGCGTAATGCTGCTATAGCTCCAGGATGGCATCAGTCTTCTTTCGTTGGTATCCAGGTTTTAACTGCACCGCTTAATAAACGCATTTCTGTTTGCGCATTTAAACAATGTTCGTATGCTTCTTGAAACTTTCTTGCTACTAATGCTTTCTCTGCTGCTTTAATTTCTTTTACTGCTTCTAAATAAAAAGATGAGTACTCCACCTTAGCATTCTCCATACGATTTTCCAAAACCCACCTCGCAACTAAGCGGTAAATCCGAAGCCCATTCCGGAACCCATTTCATACATTCTTCTACATAGGCTACCGCTTCTTGAGCTTCTTTTTCTAATGCGACACAAGCAATGGCGTCATGCACGGTAAGTACAACTTTATACCGTTTTGCAATCCGAATCATTTGCTCCCCAATAATACAACGAGCGATTCCTTGGCAAATATTCTCTACCAATTTACCACCGTAAATTTTGTTTACTCCACGTCTAGCATCATACACATATTGATACCGCCCGTCAGTGTCTTGGATCTGCCGAAGGTGTGGGTATCGTTGGTATAAACCATTAGGCATTAACACTCCCTTATTGCCCGATACAACCACCGCTCCAGTACCAAATGTAACCGATTGATTGTTGACCATCGCTTCAATAGCAGACCCGCCCTGTTCCCATAGTTTAGGAATCATTCCGTAGGTGTCACGGTAGACAGCCACAATATGGCGAGCTTCCCCTTCGTTAATTTCCGTACCAAACGTTTTGAGTTGTGTTTGGAATTTTTGCGCTCCCATCCCGTAGCCCGCGCCAAGGATGGTCGTCTTACCCACAAACCTTTCTTCCTTGGTAATTTCTTCTTTTGGCTTGCCATATATAGCAGCAGCCATGATTTTGTATACGTCCTCTCCATTTTTAAATGCCTCCATTAAATCTGTTTGACCCGCCAACCAAGCTAATACCCGTGCTTCGATTTGGGCAGAGTCTGCATCAATTATTACATGGCCTTTAGGCGCCATGATTGCCTTTTTTAATTTGCCACCATTAGCCCCCCGGCTAGGTAGATTCTGTAGGTTTATTTTGTCTGCGCCACCCCAACGACCTGTATGTGCTGCATAGTATGACAACGGTACGGGCATCTTCCCACGTTTTGAAATGTTGATGAACCGATCCGTACGGGTTTCCTCTAATGTAGACTTGTTACCAAGGCGAGCAGCGACCAAGGCCTGTACTCTTTCATCCGGATGTTCGGCTAGTGCTTTAAACCCTTCATCGCTCTTGGCCATGGCCAAGGTCTCCTGGCCCGTTGTTGGTGAAATCTTTGTGGGTGGCTCTACCCCGCATTGACGTAGTAACTCAGCAAACTTTTGATTTGACATCAAAGCTTCCCGATCTTGCTGGACCGCTTGTAACAACAGCTCCTTGCGGTTCTTTACATCTTCTAAGTGCGCCTCCAGGAGCGGGGTGTCCAACTCAAGTGTGGGCTCAGAAAACATCTTGACGGTTATATCAATTAGTTTTAGCTCGGGTTGTTTAAAGTTAGGTAGGAGCCGTAGGAAGAGTTCGTAGGTTAACTCAACATCATTAATACAGTACCCACCATATGCATTGATTTCCGCTTTGCTAAAGTCTTTCTTGTGTTTACCTAATGCGTTTATGACTTCGGTGCCTTTTTTACCGAGCTCGTAGTATTCCACCAGTTTTGCCAAGCTGTTTCCAATTTCTGTTCCATGGACAGCTCTAGCCATGCTGAGGGTGTCCAACCAAGCCAAGGGTTTAATACCAAACCGCCAAGTAAGAATAGAGGCGTCAAACATAGCGTTGTGAGCCAGCGCGAAAGAGTTTTCCCAATCGTATTGCCTGAGAAACCCACAATCTTCTTCTCCTGTACCACTAAGCCA